GACACTTTTTTTTTTTTTCCCCCCCCCCCCCCTCCTCTTTTTTATTTTTTTAGGGGGGGGGGTAAAAAATAAAAAGTGGTCCCTACTCCCCTTTCCTCCTTTTTCAAATAATAGTGTATAAAATTGAAATAAAAAATAAATTATATAATGATTTAACAACCAATATATCACTCCATCATATATTTTAACAAAAAACAATTGGCCCAAAAAACCCAGTTTTTGCCCCTACTTTTGTAAAGTATCTTAAAAGCCCTTTTTATGGACACTTTTCATTTTCGGGGCAAAATCTGGGTTTTTTGGGTTCTCTTTTCTCTTGAAATCTGTTGATATATATATTATTCTTTCCTTTTTCAAAAAGGAAATAAACAATAATATAGTAACTCGTCATTTATATCCACGTGTGTTGTTATAACCTTTTTCGAGTATAACCAGTATGAACAAAGGTTCAATTGTTTTCTTAGAGTTCTGGATTAAAATTATTAAATTACTGTTATATTAAATATCATTAGTAACTAGATGAGTCAAGAGAATAAATTAAGTAAAATAACCCAAAAAATTATTGAATCAGACAAAAATTATATGTTTTACTGTAACAACTGCCAAAACGAGTTTGACCATGTGATTGAGTTTAATCCTTTACCAGGATTGACTGCGTATTATAATTGTTCCTTTTGTAATAGTATTTTGCCAATAAAGGATTTGAAACAAAAATATAAAAATTACACTTGTTGTTGCAGTTGATTTGGTTTCTTGGGTTATTGCACCCATAGCGAATAATAATATAACTACAAATACATCATCCCACCCCTTCTATCAAAATCCTCTTTAATGGCTTGTGTTGAATACTTTATAATTATTTGTGTTGACATTCCAAATCATTTTTTACTACATTATTTACATTTTTTAACTTTGGCGATTCCTTATTCGCGTCGTGTGTGTCCACAGATTTTTTTATAAACCGTTTATTTCTTTGCACGTTTGTATTGATTGCCTTTTTCGTTTTGATAAATATCATATCGTAAATATAATCATTTGAATCGGTTGGATAATTGTGATTCGATGGAATATCTCCACTGTGATTGCTTATCGTTTCATTAAGAACAGGCGGCATTTGTTTATTATATGTGTATATATAAACATATAATTCAATTTTACTTATTGAGATATCCATTATTATTGTTTTACACCTTTTCTCATTTCCTAAGGCACTGTGTTTCGCAAACGCCGTGTTTTATATTAATTTTCCATTAATGTATATTTTATTATCATCATTATAATAAAAATCAAAACATTTTATTTCATCCTCCGTTGAATACGTCGGAATACTGTTGTTTGATGAAAAAGATAAAATACCTATAATAATTTTGGACTTCAATTCTGGAATATTATTTTTTTTTCTATACTTATTCACCCCCCTTTTTAATATATATCTCACCTCCTCATCTAACCCTTCGTGGTCATCGGAAATAGAATCAAAACAATATTTTCCATAATAGGTCTTTGGGTTCTTGCCGACTTTATAAATGAAAGTAATAAACGACATTTATAATAATTCATTTTAATTTTTCAAATAAGGGAACGCACGGATGGAATAAAAGACATATGCGCTCACTGCTCGTCAAGCAACATCAGCGCCATTGCGGAATAGTTGTGTAAATCTATCAAGGTATCGCGTATTTTTTCATCCTCCACAAGATTGACACCATTTTTGGTAATAGATATGGCGCGCTGCATTTTGTCCATGATACGAATTAGCACACCAATAACGCCAAACTTTTCAAATACGCTACCATAATCCGCATTTTTCCTTTTATACCGGTGAAGATTTGAAATGGGACACGTCCCATAGGGGCGTATTTCAAATCGTTACCGATATCCGACCCTTGACGAATTAAAATGTCCCATTTTAATTCTTCAAGGGTTTAAACAACTCCAGCGCCTCTGCTTGAATCTTTTGCAATTGCTCAACCCTGTTCATATTGTATGATATATTTGCGCATTACGTTTAAATATTTATTTTGTTGTATTTTCCTATTTTACAAATGTTGCAAATCATCCAAAATATTCCCAATATAAGCACGTATCCCCTTACATACGTCTTTGAACATATGAAGCTTCAACACAAGCCAGACACATTATGGTTAGAGTTTGGCGTGGCAAGCGGGAGGACCATCAATTACATTTCCAGTTTTACAAAAGACAAAGTATATGGCTTTGACAGCTTCGAAGGATTGCCCGAAACGTGGAGGGACGGTTTTGAAAAAGGGGCGTTCAATAGAAACGGAGAGCTACCCCAGGTAAACCACAATGTGGAACTAATTAAGGGATGGTTTAGCGACACTTTGCCTGATTTTATAAAAGCCCACAATAAAAAAGTGTCGTTCCTCCATTTGGACGCCGACTTGTATAGCTCTACCAAATATATACTGAACACATTAAAAGACTATATTGATACCGATTGTATTGTGGTGTTTGATGAATTGGTAAACTACCCCGGGTTTGATGGGGACACTGGGGAATTAAAAGCGTTTTATGAGTTTATCACCGAAAACAAGGTATTATGTAAATGGATTGGAATGAACGGAACGCCTACCGGGATGACTGGGTATTACCACGAAAATGTAGCATTGATTATCCACTCGATAGAGTAATAGGCGAAAAATGCGAACACACAGCCTCGCGAAAAAAAAACGATATAACACATAACATACGCAATATAGATAAAATAAAGACACAATAAAGACTCAATAAACAATATATTTTAAATATTAACACTTCCATCTCTTACCGCAATCGAGACAAGTGACAAACGTGGTCATTGGCTCATCTGCGGACCTTGTTTGCATCTGATAGTAGGCGCATTTCTTTGAATGACATTTGCGACAGAGAAACAAATCAGTTGCCGCTTCCGATACGGACTCATATTTGTTCTTGTCGCGTATGCTTTTCGCTGCAATTAGCTTGTCCCATTTTTGATGATTTATTTCCTGATGCGTCATAAACGCGAGCAAATGCGGTTTCAGTGTTTTTTGCTGTATTTGCTCGATTATGTCCGATGACTCCAAGTTGATGTATACAGTGCGGAACTTGTCCGTGTAGATTTGCACAAAGTGGGGGTTGTCCCATTTTTTCACTATTTTATGATTGGTCGCCTCTTTTATCGCCCAGTTGTAAATGCCTTTTTCCAGATTGACCCCGTCCTTATCGCGCTTCAATATGGCGCCGAGCTTGCCTGCAATATTGTTTCGGAAGTTGTCGGGGTTTGCAATTTTAATCGTCATTCTTTGTATTATACTATAAGCTGTGTTTGAGTAGTTTGATTTAAATATATATGTAATATTTAAATCAATTTTTTATTTTGCGCGGGTTTTACACTTTTTAACATTTCCTAAGGCACTGCTTTCGCAAACGCCGATGTTACAGCATTAAAAAAACGTATCTTCCCTAACACATTTTGGTGTTCGTTTTTAATAATTTAATTTATTAACATAACACATACAATAATAATACATACCAAAACAGACCCAACCACTTGACGCGTGTAGTAGTCTTTTAAAAATATTTCTAAAAATGAGTCGGAATTAGATTCGTAACTAGAGTGTTCTATGAACACATTATCTGCTTCTAGTATTACTAAACTAGCTTGTGGGACTTCTCTCCTTCCTATTGGTAAAAGATTATAATTATTATCATAAAACCCTTTAAACCCCGTTTCAATGTCAATTATTATGTTTAATTTATTTTGTAATTCTTTAAATGTAATTTCGGATTTAGATTTTGAGAGCATCGTCTTTAGGTGTTTAATTATTTGTGTAAACGAATTACATACAAATATTTCAATTTTATAACACTACGTGGATTTTGAAAAGAAAAAATATGCGTTTGCGAAACGCAGTGCCTTAGGAAATGTTAACAGGTAATGTCCCGTGCGCCTATTCCTCATTGCGCCTATTCCTCATCGCTATACTCGTATCCATCCTCGCTCAGCTCGGACCCAATGTTTTCCATATCCAGTTCATCGTCCTCGTCCTGATTGTTCGCGCTCCCGCTGTCCTCGTCGTCTTCATCCTCCGAGCTGAAATAGTCGTCGTCCTCTTCATCGCAGTCGCTGTCCACCACGAACCCGTCCTTCAAATACCCGTGCTTGGTCTTTTTCTCTGCGGGCACGCACTCCAGCTCGTCAATCTCGGCTTCGTCCTCCTCATACGTGTTGGCAAGGTCTTCAAACCCGCCAAACAGCTTCTCATACATTTTCTCCCAAACGTCCAAGGTCAGGTTTGTGAACTCAAACGCCTTGTCGGCGCCCTTTACCTGTGCGACAATGGCGCACGTGCCAAAAAACAAGGTGCTATCAATCGGGGGCGGAAAATCATATTTGTTTTCTCCGTTGGCCTTGCCATTGGTTTTCCCGTATACGGACACCAAGAACTTGTTGCCCTCCAGCTTGATATCCCACTCGGTCTGCTTCTCAAACCCGTCGGCGCTCTTGAATCCGCATTTTTTATACAGCTCTTCTTCCTTGAACTCTTTAATTTGGAGAGACTTTAGCGTGCCGGTCTTGTCCACGAGCACAATCTCGGTATAAGAGGTCTTTACAATGGGCGTTGCCTTTTTTGCCGAGGCGGACGCCTTTTTTGTATTGGCTTTGGCTTTGGCGCCCTTTGCCCCAGAAATATTGGGAATCTGTAATTGCAATGGCTCAGTCATAAAGGAGGACATTACTATAATGTGCGCATTGGGTTTAAATAGTTTACGATTATGAACATTCCATCATTCCGAATGCGTGCACTTGAATCGCCAGTCTAACCCAGATGCAAATATGCACAGGACTTAAAAAGATACGAACAATATATACAACACCATTGTGGTTTGCAAAATACATTATGAGAATATACGTGGACAACTATTCCATGACCACTTTTTCGCAACGTAAAAAAAAATTGGAGCCATACAAGACCACCACGCGCGCCTTAACCCAGCTATACTCGCCCTCAAGCGGCATCTTCCATATAGAGCCAACGCGCGCATACAAGCGAACGATTCCAGAGATTACCAAGCCATCGGTTCGCAAGGTGTATTCGGGGTTTTCCCTGATTCTTCCTCAATATGAGGACATTAAGGAAGAAGTATGGTCGCAACTGCCGGCAGACGGTGTTTTCTACGGAATACAAGTGACCAAATACGCGATGAACAAAGAAGACCCGCGCGTATTTTTAATTGTGGAAAGCGTGGACCAAAACGTCGACCCAAAGTGCGTAGACTTTTATTTTGAAACAAACAACAACTGCGAAGGAATCAACAATGCGCAGTTTCAGGAAGAGTTTAGTGGGTTTCTATCGCTACTAAAGTAATCTATTTATACTATATCTATATGTGGATTTGGACAATCAAGGCTTCTATTATTTCGGTCGTATTTATTTTTCTTATACATAACATTTACGGGTTTTTCAAAAACACGCTGACTGTTCCCAAAACGAAAGATTTAGTGAACTCGCCGACCAAGCAGTATGAGCATATTTTTCAAACATTGAATCGCAATGCAAGTTCGCCGCCTGCTTCTTCTTCTTCTTCTTCCGAGGCATATTCCATGTTGCCATCAGATATAGATATCCAAAGCGCTACCGTAAACCCGTATACAACCCTCAGCGAGCCAAAGCCGACCCCCTCGGGCGCCAGTATGAAAAATGAGCTCAAAAAATACTTAAAAAAACAACTGAATACGGACAGCGGGAACGCGGACCCTTCTTACTCGGATGTGATGGATATCTCGAACCATTCCTTTTCTTCCTTCTCCTCTATTTCGTAACGGTAGTATGGGTATGCTCGTACGACCTTCCGCATCGCTTGCCGGATTTATACACGTAGTTGCAAGAGTATTTATATGTCCCGTTGTCCAATTTCTTCTTATTTTGCGCCCAGCATTTGGCGCTTTCTTCAAAAAACGCGTGCGTGAATGTCTCGCGCGTCTCCTTTTGCAGGCGAATCAGGTCAGAACGTTTCATTGGTTGTATTTATTGTAATGTTTATGCCATTACAATAAGAATAAAAAGTTTCAATTTTATAGTGGAGGAGGCCACGTGTCCACTTCAACGTCGGCGACAGATTCATTTGACGACGACAAATATCTCTTTGGACCCCAACAGGACATTTAATATTTTTTCTTTTGCATACGAGAACAGGTCACGGTCCAATATTTCAAACTGGTAGTGCAGCACTTTGATGATGATTAAGAGCCACTCTACATAAAAGGGCAAGTTGGACTTGATGGTGTGTTCAAAAATAACGTCCTGTTTGAACTTTTCGTCATACAGGGAGAACTCCGCCGAGAAATCCTCTGTTTTATACATCATTTTGTATCCAGTGACCACTTTGTCGCTATATCCTAACTTCCAAAACACTTTCTTGACCTTTTCATTGGGGAGGTTCATATATTGCTTCATTTTGGCTAGGGTGCTGCTCACATTGGACGCAAACACGTCCACATCAATATCGCTTTTGCCTGGGAAATAATCTTTTCGCTGAATGCTACCAAAGTATAATAAATTGATGTCCAAATAGTCGCTGATATTGTTGAAAAACACGCGCGCCTTATCTGGTATCGGATGTTTGGTGTGCTCCATAATTGATATAATCTATGCGCAGAAAATAACTTATACCTGATTTATACGTCATTCCATTTGGAATCCCCTTTAAGAGCGAGGACAAACAAAACAAAACAAAAGAAAAGAAAAGAAAAGAAAAAAATTGAAACGTTGCAGTTAGACATATATATCACAAACATACCAAACCACAATGTCCAACATACGCTCCATCTTGTCTAATTATCTGTTTCGATACATACTATTATGTATTGGTTTTATTACCGCCCACTATGTCTCCGCGCATTTATACGTGTGGTGGTGCGTTCCAAGCGGGGTAAAAGGCTATGTCATGTCGCCCTTTCTAACGCTCAGTCCGCATTGCCAATTCTTGCGCTGGGTCACTTATAATGGCGGGGTCTGTATCAACGCGTGCTGGGTCCTACTCGGCAGCTGGCTTATCAGCAAGTTTCAATTCCTATTGAATGTGCTGGTGGAGCCGCCGAATGACAAGGATTCGTGTGCCAAGAGATGCGTGCAAGATTCCGAACCAGAATCGGAGGAATCCGAACCAGAATCGTGTCAAGAGGATGAAGACGAAGTAAAGGAAGAAAACGAAATAAAGGAAGAAAAAGAAAAGGAGGGAAAAGTAGAAGAATCCACCTCGCGCACCAAGCTACGGACCCTTCGCAATCGCCTGCGCTATAAAAAAAACACATAACCAATCACACTCATTATTCATTATGAACAAAATTATGCAACAACATTCCTGCATTGGTGTTTACAATATCGCCCGCCAGTTTGGCATTCTCATACGTAGCCCGTAACAAATCATTGGGAGCAATACTGCCGGGTTTAATCAAATTGTTTCCTCTCAGTTCTTTTTTTAAGTCGTTGAGTGATTTCTTTTTCAACTCTTTGTGCGCATTCACAACCATCTTGCGCGTGTAGTTGTCTTTAATCAATATACCCACGGTATTTGTTTTCAAGTTTCTTCCTATGGTGTATTTACGCTTGATGGTTTTGTGCACTTTTTGCTTTTTCTTATTTTGCGCGAGCAATTGGCGCGCGCTCTCCAGTTCCTTCTCTTTTTCGTAGTTCTCGTCTGGAGCACTGCTTAGAACTTTCCCCAATGACTCTGCCGTATATGCATTCTGCTGTTTGGGTGCAGGTTCCAGCAGTTCTTTTAATTCTGGGACCACCTCTGCGAGCGAAGCAGGTAAATAATCGGGCTCTAATGGAACCGGAGGAGTTGGTTTTATTTGTGGTTGTATAAGCGGTTGCGCTGGTGGATGCGATGGTGGATGAGCTGGTGGTTGCACAGGTCTTTGCATAAGCATTTGCGATTGTGATTGCGATTGTGGTTGCACAAGTGTATGCGATTGTTGTTGTTGCTGTTGATAGTAGGCCAGCTTCTGTTGTCTTTCGTTATTTTCATTCGTAAAGGAAGAAGGGGAAGAGAACGACACGGGCGCACGTGGGGGCGGATTGGGTGTCATTGGTGCGCGTCGCGTGTATAAATGCTTGTAGGTTGGTTTCACCCCGCCCTTTAAGCAACCGTAAGGCACATTGTTGTCCACATTATAACGCAGCGCAATCGGTTGCGCAGTTGGGGCAGGAGATGCAAACATTGGCTCTTGGGGCATCAGCTCGGCCGGCAACTCAATATTGACAATCGGTGGAGGAGTGCTATAGTTTTTGACTGTTTTGCGCTGTAACGCAACCGAATTGTCTAGTTGTTTAAAATACGATAACGAATCATCTAGCTCGTTCCCGCTATTAGGTGGTTTTATATGATGTATCCGCGAGGTGTTGGGACGAATGCGCCTTCTCGGCAACGCACTTCGCGTGCCTTGATTTGAAGAGGAGGAATATGCGGTCGCTTGTGGTTGGCTGACGGCGGCACTTATTTGGGAATGCTCCGCATTTTTGCGCTCTTTAATACGGGTCAACAGCTTATTCCTTACCGAAGCAGGCAACTCATTGGATGGCACTTTGTTTTCTGGTTTCACGCCATTCTTCCTAGTTCTATTGGATTTTACTTTAAATAACTCGGGATTAATGGTGATTTGTTTTAAACTGGAGGAAGACGCTGACATACCTATAATATTGTAAATACGTATTTAAAATATTATTTTTTTGCGCATTGGGCGCATTCACATTGTGCTTAATATCTTGTATACCCCTTATGAATACATTGACCACGCCGAGGTCGGCATGGGGTTCTTTTTATTATGCTTCTTGTGCTCCATATATTGCGCAAGCCCGCTGTTCAAGTCTTGCAACGTAAGGACTCGCTTTTCTTCCGCAGGCAAGCAAAACACGCGCCGACTGTGCGCAATCTTTGTTTTCGATAGCAGGGCTTCCATATCTCTGCCAAAGCACGTAAACTTGTCTTTGTTGATTTCAAACCACTTGGGACTAATTTCGTCCGCGGATACCGTCCACCCAATGTCCTTCACCATTTTGATAAATATCTTGTGCAGCTCCGCCGAGCTGTATTTTTCAGTTTCAAAACGCCACATAAACCTAGACTCTAGCCCCTTGTTGCAGTTAAAGAAGCACTCCTGCAGCTCTTTTTCATACCCAGCAACAATCACCATCAGGTTGTCCTTGTTGGCGCTTAATGCCTCGCACAAGGTGTCAATGCATTCTTTTGAAAAAGAGTCCAACTTCTCGCTGTTCCCTAGCGAGTAGGCCTCGTCAATAAACAGCACTCCCCCTAGGCAGGATTTAATCACCTCGTTGGTTTTAATCGCGGTTTGCCCCAAATACCCCGCCACCAAATCGGCACGTGTCACCTTCTTGAAGGTCCCCTTTTTGAGAATACCCATATTGGAAAAGATGCTTCCGAGTAACTTGGCGATTTCGGTTTTGCCGGTGCCAGGGTCTCCGTAAATAACCGTGTGCATAAAGTCGGACCCCTTATCGGGTTTGCCCTTGGGGATATGCAACTGTTGCACGTAATACAATATCTGGTCGACCACGTGCTCCTTGAAATGCTGCATCCCAATCATTGCATCCAGCTCTTTCAGGGGCTCCTTAATGTTGTGCAGGGTTTTCATATCAATGTTGTATTCCACATCTTCCTGCAGTGCGTATTTATCTATTAACGCAATCATATCCCCAATGTTGGTGATAGGCTCATTGATATTAACTAGGCGCTTGATGACTGGGGGGTCAGGTTCCTCTGGCGTTTTCTTTTCTGTCTGGAAGGAGGGTTCAAATATTTCTTTTTTATGCTTTCTAGAGGAAGAAGTCGTGTCCGATTGGGATGGAATCACATAGGTATCTAATCCAAACTTGGCGGCGCGACAAAGCTTGACGAAATCAGACAATGTTTTTGCATTATGCGGAGGCATCGCTTGCCCAGACCCATCGGTAAGTGTTGGCTTGATGGATTCTGCAAGCGGGGGAACGACTTGAAAGGAGGAGCCTTTTTTTGAAAACCACTCACTGGATGGGACTCGCATTTCTCCGTGAGAATGGAAACTGGGAGGAGAAGGAGGATGAGGCGAATTATTCTTACGAATATTGGGTTTACGAGAGCCCAATGTTTCCTGATTTTGCTTATCAATCGTTTGCAATAAGTTATTGTAGTGGATGATACTGTTGGGACTGTATGTTTTGCGCGAGTTGGTTTTAGAGGAGGTCATAATGAGAAGAGATGAGAATGGAAATGTGGCAATAGTGTATTATGGGTGGTTGTGTTTATGTCTTTTATGTGAATTTGGTTTGTCTTGTCTTGACTATTGATTCGGGAAAGCAAAGCAAAGCAAATAAAGAAAATTGAAAATAATTTAAACACATATTGACAAGTATAAATAACTGAACCCGTTTTCAATTCAAACCTACATTTCCCTACAAAATGCAATCCACCCAAGAAAGCACTATGAAATCATCCAAGATGGATGCGTCTATCAATGACGAAATCAATTATTCCAAATACATTGAGCAGCCGTGGACGATTATTGAGTCTTATTTCAGCGGACAATATTTGGAGCGATTGGTGCGCCATCAGTTGGAGTCCTACAACAATTTAACCAGCTACCAGCTGAACAAAACAATTGAAATGTTTAATCCATTGCGCATTGTGTCTGACGAGGACTACGACCCCCAAACCGGTCTCTATGCATTGGAGGTGATTGCCACCTTTGAGAACTTTAATATTTATCGTCCTCAAATCCACGAAAACAATGGAGCCATCAAGCTAATGTTTCCGCAAGAAGCACGTCTACGCAACTTTACATATGCGTCTGCAATGACAGTGGATATCTCGTTTAAGTATATCGTTCGTTGCGGAGAGAACTTGCAAAACGTGCAAATATTCAATAAGCTGTTTCAAAAAATACATATCGGCAAGTTGCCCATTATGTTAAAAAGCAACAACTGTATTCTAACCCAATACAAACACGTAGAGCACACCAGAACGGGCGAATGTCGTATGGACTGCGGAGGGTATTTCATCATTAACGGTTCGGAAAAAACCGTCCTCGCACAAGAGCGCGCCGCCGAAAACAAGGTCTACTGCTTTAACGTCTCCAAAAACAATACCAAATATACCTACATTGCCGAGATGAAATCCGTTCCAGACACCAAGTGCATTTCCCCAAAGCAAATCACCATGATGATGTCCTCCAAGAACAACGGCTTTGGGTTTCCAATCAGCATCCAAATCCCGCGCGTAAAACAGCCTATCCCCCTGTTTACCTTGTTTCGCGCGCTCAATATCCTTACCGATAAGGAAATCTGCTCTCGCATATTGATTGACGTGGATGTGTCAATGCATAATGCAATGCTGGAATGTTTGCAAGCGTCCATTATTGACGCCAACAAGCATATGACGCAGGAAGACGCGATGAAGCATATTACCAGCCACGTAATGTTCACCCCCATCAATATGGACAAAGAAACCGGCGCAATCAAAAAGCGCGAGTTCGCGCAAGAGATTCTAAAAAACGATTTGTATCCTCATTGCCAGACCCAAACGCAAAAGATATTTATGCTCGGCTACACGGCCAATAAGCTGATTCAAGCCAGTTTGGAATGGATTAAAGTAGATGACCGAGATTCGTATGTGAATAAGCGCGTGGACCTCACCGGCACTCTGCTGAATAACCAGTTCCGCAACTATTTTAACAAGATGGTGAAAGATATGGAAAAGCAAATCATCAAGGAAATCAAGAATGGCTCGTGGAGGTCGACCGAAGATTATGAGAACATTGTCAACTTGACCAACCTGTATAAAATCATTAAACCCACCACCATTGAGAATGGCATTAACCGCGCGCTAGCAACTGGTGATTTTGGGATTAAGCATAACAACAGCAACAAAGTCGGGGTTGCCCAAGTGCTGAACAGGCTAACTTACCCATCCAGCTTAAGTCATCTCCGCCGTATTTCTACCCCTGCAGACAAGAGCGGAAAGCTTGTTCCTCCCCGCAAACTGCACAGCACCACATGGGGGTTTATTTGCCCCGCCGAAACCCCAGAAGGTCAATCCGTTGGTCTAGTAAAAAATCTTAGCGTAATGGCGCACATCACCATTCACTCTCACAGTGCATCGCTCTACGAATACATTGTCCCCCTAGTGCAATCTATTGATGAAATGTTCCCCGTCTCTTCGGCCGAGTTTGTGAAGGTGTTTATTAACGGAACGTGCGTCGGATTTACTCACAACCCGTTTGAAGTCTACCTCAAGATTAAGGAGTTCAAATACAAGGGCATTATCAATATTTACACGTCCGTTATATTCAATTACAAGTTCAAGGAAATCCGCGTGTGCAATGACAGCGGCCGTATTGTTCGCCCTGTCTTGCGCGTAAAGCAAAACAAGTTGCTTATTACAAACACCGTGATTGCGCAGTTGAAATCCGGCGAGCTTACGTGGAACGACTTGTTTACCAGTTGCAAGTTGCCCGAATCCGTATTGGAATATGTGGATGCAGAAGAGCAGGACGGCTCTCTCATTGCCACTACCCCCAAAGAACTCATTGACGCCAACACCGAACTAAAAAAATACACCCATTGCGAAATACACCCGAGCACCATCTTTGGGGTAGTGGCGTCTTGCATCCCATTCCCAGACCATAACCAGTCTCCCAGAAATACATACCAGTGTGCAATGTCTAAGCAAGCAATGGGCGTATACGCGACGAACTATACGGAGCGTATGGACAAGACCGCCTATGTGCTCAACAATCCTACCAGACCATTAGTGGAAACGCGCATCATGAATGTGATTAAACTCAATGAAATCCCGTCAGGCTGCAATATTACGGTGGCCATTATGACCCACACCGGATACAATCAAGAGGATTCGTTGCTAATCAACAAGGGCTCTATTGACAGAGGCTTATTCCAAGCGACCATTTACCATACGGAAAAAGATGAGGACAAGCAGAAAATCAACGGCGACGAAGAGATTCGGTGCAAGCCCGACCCATCCAAAACGAAAGGAATGAAGTTCGGGAACTACAACAAAGTGAACAGCAAGGGGATTGTGCCGGAGAACACCCTCATTGAGAACCGAGATGTTATCATTGCCAAGGTGGTTCCGATAAAAGACAACCGCAATGACCACACCAAGGTGATAAAGTATGAAGACCAAAGCAAGATGTATCGCACCAACGAGCCGACCTATGTGGACAAGAACTATATTGACCGAAACGGAAATGGCTATAGCTTTGCCAAGGTCCGCGTGAGAACCGTGCGCAAACCGGTGATTGGGGATAAGTTTAGCTCTCGCGCAGGTCAGAAAGGAACGTGCGGAAATATCATTCCCGAGGAGGATATGCCCTTTACCAAGGACGGAGTGCGCCCCGATATTATTATCAACCCACACGCGATTCCTTCTCGTATGACAATTGGTCAGCTAAAGGAGATGTTGCTGGGTCGCGTGCTAGTAGAGCTCGGGCTATTTGGAGACGGAACCAGCTTTGGGGACTTGACGGTGGACAATATTTCGCAGAAGCTGTCGGAGCTGGGGTTTGAGTCCAACTGCAATGAGATACTGTATAACGGGCTTACGGGAGAACAATTCGAAAGCAATATATTCATTGGTCCAGTGTTTTACCAAAGACTCAAACATATGGTTAGCGACAAGCAACACAGCAGGTCCATTGGTCCGATGGTGAACCTGACGCGCCAGCCGGCAGAAGGAAGGAGCAGAGATGGAGGTCTACGTTTTGGGGAGATGGAGAGGGATTGCATGGTTTCGCACGGGGCGTCGCGATTCACGAGGGGTCGTTTGTATGATGCCTCGGATAAATACCAAGTGCACATATGCAAACGATGTGGATTAATTGCGGCCTACAATGATGCGATGCACATACACCACTGCCATACGTGCGACAACAAGACGGACTTTGCGTATGTGGAAATACCGTATGCGTATAAACTTCTGAGCCAAGAGTTGATTACGATGAATGTCGCGATGCGCGTATTGACAGACCATTAAATATGGGTAGATGACAAACAGGTAACTATAAACATATTACACATTTAATAAACATATCATAAATAAAATAAAAACATTCCATTGTTTTTTATATTATTTTATTTGCGTTGCGTAAATGCCGTTTAGCATATTTATTTTTTATTATTCTAATATATAATATGTCGTGCTCACACAACTCTACCCATTTGTCAAACACCCACGATTCAAGCGAATATTCAAAATCACGTGTTCTGTTGCGTCGCGCGTGGAACACCACCTACACAAGAGACCTTGGCACCAACAAGTTGGCCATCACCCCCTTCCGTGCCGTAATGAATGCAGGCGATTTATTAAGCAGAAAATACTATACTTGCGGTGGGTCAAACCAAGCTCCCCAAAGTCGCCCCGGCGTCAGAGGCATCCGAAGCAAGCTAGGCTCCATTCATAGCCTTTGCGATGGCACCAATGTCCCCGCGGCCTACTGCAATTCCAAGTTTGTTTACGACAGCTCGGACTACATTACCTACGTGAGACACCGCGCAGAAAACCGCAACTACAACGACAGCTCGTTCGGTGGCAATGACCACTCTTCCGCACAAAGCGCGCTCCGTTCCGTAATGAGCCGTTAAGCAACCATATAAATCCATAAACCCATACACCTCATAATACCTATTCATTTAACAATTACCGTTTCTTTGGCAATATTAGCAATAATTTTATTAATATTGATGTCATCATTGGGATTCGCGCCTCCCGTGGATTGGATAACCATATTCAAGTAAGGCGTGTTGTCGCGGTTGGAGCTAATCGTGCAATTGGGATGTTCCTTAATCCACAGCGGGATTTGCTGGATATTTTTTTGTTGAATCCGTCGTATCGCCTGTTTAATCTTGTCCCTCTCCTCGTTGTCCTTTTCCCATACGTTGTCTTCCTTGATATACAATATCTCTCGTTTTAAATCACTACAATGGATGGGGCGTTTGTGGACCTCCATGTCTTTCAACCCTTTAATAAAAATGCGCGACATCCCGTTGGAGTAACCCAGTTTCCCCGTTTCCTCCAAGTCCGACAACTGCAAATGTAGTGAATTAATAAAATCCATCATGTTTAGCGCGTCCTTGCACGTCTCGTTCAAAAACACGTTCAAATTAAAACTGTTGTTGGTTGTGTTGTGTATGATGTTGCTCGGTTTCGTCACATCGCAGAGCTGTTTTTGAAAGTCTTGGATTTGCTTGCATTGCTCCATCATTAGCTCTTTGAACTCGTTGTTTTGCTTGATTAAGGACAAAAACGCATCCATCACATCCGTTCTTATCCCATCCGGATGTATGGTTTCGCACGCAGTATGCTCTGCGGGTTTCGCCGCGTTCAGAACTGTGCACACCTTTTTGTGGTGCCACAGTCCGCTCCTCCCGGAATACCCTTTTCCGCATACACATTTGTATTGTTTTCCCTTTTCCTCGTTTGAACTGTTCGTTTTTAATGGGGAATCGTTATTCGCCAATATTGTGACGCAACTCGTCTCGTTTTGCGCACTAAACGTATCCGGTTGTTGCTCGGAACTCCAAGCAGGGATTGGGGTAATTTGGGGTCCAGAGGTCACCGTTAGTGAGCATAATGGTGCGAGTTGTTGTAAGCAGTCCGTTACGTTTGTGACGAGTATCCCCGCAGTGGAGGAGATATTCGCAGGTTGGGTTTTTTCAATATAAGAGCATAATGATTCCAACTTTTTACAGGCGTCGCGCACTTGTGTGACGATATCTCCTCTGGCAGAGGGGTTTTCTTGGGACCCAATATGTTCTATTTGAGGCGCGACACTGTGACTACACATATGCGCATTAAACGGGGAAATGTTGCACGCATTATGGTCACAGTCGGGACACGCATTGGATTGCGTTTTTTTTAAAGAGTTTTGATTGAAAACGTTGTTTTTCCTAATTTGGGAAGGTTGGTTTAAAGTTTGGTTTAAAAACCCTGGTGTTTTGGCAGTGTTGTGTTTGATGGTGTGAAGGTGTTTTACATAATCTTTTTTATTACACGTAGTAAAGTCACAAAGTTTGCATACATATTTTGGCGTTTTTTGAGGTCGGTCCGGTTTAAACATGGTTTAATAATATTATAGGAGATAAAACCTTTTTAAATGAAAAATTTACGTTTTTTCGACATTTTTCGAAAAAAAAAGTGAAAAAAATGTGAAAAAAAATGAACAAAAACTTGCGAAAAAAAAAATTATGCTCACAAAATTTTAAAACAGACCTCAAAATTTGAAAAATATGGTCACAAAGAGTAAACTCATCGAATTCGATGTTTTTACTGGTCGGTCAGAACTCGAATTTGGACATTTTTAAAATGTCCAAAATGGGATATACCGACCACTTATAAAACACTCAAAATAGATGTTTTGAAACATTGTGCCGACCTTTTTGCGGGAGTGGAGAGTCGTGAGCATATATGGTGTGCCGAAATCAATAAACTTTGGGACTTTTGTCACGATAAAAATGTAACTAGGCGCCTCTATTTCAAACACCGATTTGTATAAAATTACAAATAAATACGTTTAAACACATAAAAACATAAAATATATAAATAACATAATGGGTTGCGACTTTTACGTGCGCGTATATCTAGAGATAGAACACATTCACGGCATATCTTATTATGAGTTACCTATCATTCGCGGATATTACCCTGAATTAGTATGCGGCATTTGTGATAGCGATGACGATGAGAATGACTATTATTATAATTCAAACGAATACGATACATTGTATGAACATATGAAAAAAGTATGCTTAACACCAAGAAAACCACTTGTTATTTATAAGGAGAACGCATTCACAACCCCCGCACTTGAGATGAAATACTTACCAAGCATTTTAACGAAACAAAATAATAAAAATACGAGCAAATACGCTCGTTATAAAGATACAGGTATGTTTACAAGCATAGAACAAATCATAAAAGTCATAAAAAAAGAAGACCGATATGAGGCTAGCTTTTGAAAGGGCCCAATTACATAATTTCGCGGGGGGCCGTTCGCAATTTAAATGCGAGGATTACATTCTTTTGTGATGTAATAATATAGATGACTCAGTATTCAAACATTGTTATTACGCCTGTGTATGGGCCATTATCCCACAAAACCGCGGGAGCCATTCCATACCATAGCAATGGGGTTTTGCCCGGGATTCGCCCCAACCCGCCCAAGTATGGGTGCGCGGATAGCGGGAACGAGTGCTCGGTCGCGCGCAAAGAGTTTATGCGCGCAAGAGCCACGCCATACACGGCACCAACCAATAAATACATTGCGCCCCAATCGTCCTCGATGCTTACCTCTGCCAAAAAACGCGCGGCGGTTGGGAAGAGCAGTTACAAAGTAGGATTGCCATCAGAAAGCGAACTTGCCTATAAAAGCATGAATAAGAATGATGTTTCCAGCGCATTGCGAAGAGCTAGAAACGCGGGTTGCGTTGCGCCCAAAAAGGCGGGACATCACTTATGGAAGGTTTAAGGAACATTTTTTTCCTCTTCTATTGTATAATGATGCACAAGTATATGGTTGAGTTTTTAGGAACCTTGTTCCTTATGTTTGTTATTTTGGCTACCGGCAACTGGATGGCCATTGGCGCCGCTTTAGGATTAGCCGTCCTACTTGGAGGAGCCATCAGCCAAGGATGCTTTAACCCCAGCGTGACCCTTGCGCTAATGTATATGGGCAAGCTGTCTCGCGCCGATGCGGTGCCTTACATTGTTGCCCAATCGGCAGGTGCCCTTCTTGCCGTGGAGTTGGTCAAACGTATGAAATAAGCGCGTTTGTTTTAGCGCAATTATATTTTTTAGTATAAGAAGATTGCATATTATAATTTCTTAAGTTATAATATACGTATGAACACAGATAATAATCCTAATAGCATCAGCAATGTAACTAATTCTGTTTCAAATATTTTTGGTAAGATTGGTGAGTTATTCAAACCAAAAGAACAACAAGTGCAATCCTCTGGTGAACAATCGTCACAACCAGATTACACCGGTTATGGAGGCGCCCGCTCTAGACGCCGTAAGTGCAACAAGAAGCACCGTCACACCAAAAGTTGCCGTAAATATGTAAAGAAAGGAAGAAAAACGCGCAAGCATTAAACGCACAAGACAACAAAACATAAACCCAATATCTATTTATTTTTCGTCATTAGTCGGTATAATATTAAAATACCCAAAAACCCTAATGACGTAAAGTATGCTTTCACCAAGGGGTCTTCGGATAGAGACGCCAAATAGTCTCCGGCTTGTTCTTCCTGTTCCTCTTCATCCGAGGAGCTATCATTCGTTGAATCGCTGGATTGAGACCTTATGTCATCCTCTTCTTCTTCGTGCAATAAATACCCATACGGTTGCATCGAGGTAAACCCTTGCCTGCATTTTAATTTGGTAACGGGGTTGACTCTATTTAGAAACGTGCACGGGTCCATATTTTGTAAATCCACTGTAGTGACATAATGCGTTTCGGTGGACTTTTGGTTCGCGTTGTTTATGGTCTGAAGCGTGACTTTTTGGCATTCGGGTGTGCTGCCCGCGCGGAATGCGCCCAGAATGGCGACCGGGTTTATCGCGCTCAGATTGCTGACCATACCAGGAATCAGTCCTCGTGCGTCGGAAAAGTTCATACCTGCCGCACTGGAGATTAGCGGGATATTGCCCTGAGGGACATTGTTGATGTAAATATACCGGTCCTGTTTTTGTTTTGTAACGGGGTCCATACACTTGCCACCCGTCTTGAGAAAATATTTGTCTCCTAAAGGCCCGCCGGTTTTGGACGCTTTGCTCTTTCCGGTCACGAGTAGCTGAATGTATTTTTGAATGCCTTGAATATCCTTTGCGAGCGCTTTTAATGTGCCCTTGCTGGACATACCAATTTCGGCGGGTCCCTTGATTTGGTCGCTGTAAGAGTAGGGTCCGCCGAGTAGTTCTTGCTGGAGACCGGCGGGGTCGGAGGCGGCTTTATCAAACCGGTTTTTAGAGGCGGCGGTGGCGGCATTGGAACACGCGGCAGATACGCCTTTACGTTTTTTCTTTTTCGCTTTCTTGGGTTTGGCTCCTCCCTTCTTTTTGCCCTTTTTGCCCTTCTTGTCCTTTTTATTTTTGACCCCCTCGCGCAAAGGACTAAACAGCTCGCGCATAATAAAGATGGCAATGACGCATAACATAAATAGGGAAACGTGTTGGGTCCATTTTGGCTTCCACATATATTATATATTGTGAATACTATATTTTGCCGTTTTCTTCCTATGCAACAAAATAACAACACGAATTGTTATACGCAACGGACGCTTGTATTTATTCCACCTCATCGGGGTCGTCTTGTTCAGAAGCGTCTATGGTTTTGGGTTGCGCATCCGCTAACGCCGTTTGAGTGGTTTGCACTTGGGTTTCTGTAGAGGCTAAGCGAGCCTCCAACGCTTTCATGCGCGCATCCAAGTCATTTATTTTTGAGTTAGGGTCGCCTGCGGGTGCTTGTGCGGTCGTTCCCATTTTTGTGGCGGGCACAGTAGCGGGTGCTTGTGTGGTCGTTCCCGTTTTTGTGGCGGGGACAGGAG